TACTGGTCGTCACCCTTGATGTTTCCGCCCGTGTCCCAGATGTTTGGGTGTTCAGTTTTAATTCGTTCCGCATAGGCCCGGTCAAACATTGGCCACTTGGACTTCTTGAAAGAGGTGATGCGATCGTCGTCTTGCTTGTCCGACTTAATTGAGATCGTGGCAGTCAATTGGTTTGCGCCGTGGAGGACGGGTGAAACTTCGTAAAGTTCAACCTCTTTAAGAAGATTTGCCTGACGCGTGTTGTCGTAAACGGCCTGAATAGTTTTGTAGCCGATTGACCATTCTTGCTCAGGTCCAAAAAACAGAATGTTGGCAAATGCCTCACGCCCGCGCTCGCTCTTTAAGTTGAACTGCACGCGTGCAAAGAGTCCACCGATCTTTGCCATTTTCATTTTTGCTGGAAGTCTTGGATCGTTGGGTCCGACTTCGTAGATGTCCAAAACGCGCCCAATTGGGTGATTCCAGTCGTGACCCCAGACCACGCGTGGCTTTCTGCGGCGAAGACTTCCGTCAAACGCACCCGGCAGAACGATGTCTCCGACAGAGTCCTTGTTGCCGATTCCCGCAACAAAACATTCAACAATGCCTTCTGATTCGTCAACTGTGAGTTGACCATTCATTGCTTTTGTTTCAAGAAGGTTTGACACGTTTGCTGCTCCACGGGCTAAGCGCTTAAGCAAAGGGTAGAGCAATAACCTTCAATGCACAGCAGGGTTTCAATAAACCCAGCAGTATGTTGAAATAATTTGTTGAAATTGTTAAATGAAGCGCAAACGGCAACGGCAGTTCATTGTCAATCCCGGTGGGGCCAGAGGATCGCCGGGGAAACGCAAAACACCCCCGTCTGCCTTAAATCCGTCCTCAACGGAAACGGACTTTCCATCAAGGTCACGATGCGCAACACGCACCTTGCCATCATTTCGAGTCAGCCAAACCTTTGCAACCGGACGACTCCCCGCTGCTTGCTGTGCCGCAAAGAATGTCCCAGCGTTAAAAGCGGTTTGCGCTTCTTGCTCTGCTGCCATCCTGCGTCTTTGCCCAATGAGATCAGCAAAAACCGCACCAAGGCCTGTGCGAAGGAAACTGCCCCTATCCTCACTGGGGGCAAGCGCAAGGGCCGACAGCAACGCCGCAAGCACCCCATCTCGTGTGGTTGAGTTCATTTTTTGGATTCGAGCAATCTGAGCGTCCAAAAACTGTTTGACCGCTTCAGGCTCAAGTAGCGCCTTCAGTTCTGCTGACTTGGAGTCCGTTTCAACGCCAATGTCAGCAGCCTCTTTTACAATTGCCGCCACCAATGGGCGCAAATCTTCATCAACTTGCCTGTCCCAAACAGACTTATCAAAAATGGTGTCAACCTCTAGCGTCCCAGCCGTCAATGAACGCCGGGCTTTTGCCCCAGACGCTTTTACCAAAACGACTCGCTGCTGACGTTCAAAAAGGCGCTCTAGTGAACGATCAAAAATTTCGGTCCAGCGCTCAACAGACTGGTCGCTTTTGGTTTCCCAGTCGTCCGGCTTGCCCTTGTCAAGCAACTGCTTAAATTCCATGGGGGCTGCAAGCGATGCCTCTTCAGCAGGATTTGGCTCCCCTGCGGGAACTTGAGTTCCTTCTGGGGCGGCCTCGGGTGGCGCTTCTGGACCCGGGGGACCGGCAGGCACGGGTGCCCCCGGAGGCGCTCCGCCTTCTGTCGGCTGTTGCGGCTTGAATTCTTTTTCCGTGTTGCCGATGGGCGTAAGGTTCGGGTTGGCCAAAAGCGAGTCCATCAACTCCGACTTAACCTTTTCCCTACCCGTGTGATCCCTGTACTCATTCCCCGAAATCAAACCATTGTTAAATTCGTCCATGTGGTAACGCTCGCGTTCCTGCTTAGACAAAATCAAAATCGGAACGCTTGACGTATCAAAATCAACGTAGTGGGTTTCGTCAAGTTCATCAAGAGCCCGAGCCAAAACCTCCAAATGTGGAAGCATGGTTTCCATCCAGAACACGCGCCCCTCTTCGGCGGCATTTGAAAATGTGCGACCAGCCGCATTGCCGATAACGCTCTCTGGGACGCCAAAGGCCGCAAGGATTTCTTCTTTGGTGATCTGCCTCATCTCGGTGTAAGAGGCGTCACGAGGACTTGCAGACGTATCTACAAAGTCCACTCCGTCATCGGCAGCAATTACTGAAGTTTGCCCGGCGCGATTGATGTTGCCACGGAATCGGCTGCGAAGTTCTTCCTTGTCGTCCTCGTCCATTTCCCCACGAACGACAAGCAAACCACCCGGTCGTCCATCGTTGTATAGAAAGTTTCTGTTGTACATTTTTGCGAGGTTTTCAATTTCAATGGCCACGCCAGCCGTTTCCATTGGAGTCAAAGAAAGGTATGGGTCAAGCGGGTGGGGCCTACGAACCCATACAACGTCATCGGGTGCAATGATCTTTTTGCCACCACCGGGAAGTGTGACCTCAAACCCGGCAAGAAACTTTTTGGGGTCCGGGATGGGAGCCGTGTGCTGGGGCGGCAACAAATGCAACGCAACGAGATTCCCATTGCGTCCACGGACCTTTTCAATAAAGGCCCCTCTCGTGGACATGAGCAACTGGCTGGACAGTCGAAACCTAAAAATAAAGGAGTTTTCCCCTTCATTTGACTTGGTATTCAGCAAGTCAAGAATATCATTGGATTTCTTGTTAATAATCTCCCCCCGAGGGGAGTTGTCCTTGCGAAGCACAACTGGAAGGCGAGCCTGATTTCCAGCAATAGCATCAATGCACCGAAAAACCCAAGTAACTCGCTGCATGCCCTCGCGATAAGCGCGCTCAATGTCCCACCCATCACGATAGCCGCGCCCCACGGCAGTTGGGTTCAAAGCAACCGGAGCACCAAGACCCAGCGCCTTCGCACCAGAGTTCCCGCCAAGATCCTTGTTTTCAGTTTTGTTCCACGCCATCAGTCAGATCCAAGAAGGTATGCGTACAGGCCGCACGTGGCGCCCAGAACAAGAAGGCCTGCGGGAATGAAAATCATTGCTGCCCCTACAGTACTACATAGGATAAAAGCGCCCATGAGGGCATACGCGGCGTTTTGTCGTGTCAAATACTTGGCCAATTTTTGCCTCACGTTTAACTCCCGCTTTTTGGTTTACGCACAATAACACCCTGACCCTGTGGCCTAGCAATAAATACTACATTGGTGACCGACACGAGAACGGGTGGTGTGGCAATGACCGACTGGAACAAAGTACTTGAGCACCTTCAACCTAAAGCACCACAATACTGCCCAGAATCCCCTTCACTGACGCAGAAAGTTTTCCTGCGCACCTACGCTCTGGAAGCGTTATTCGGTGGTGCGGCTGGTGGTGGGAAAAGTTCGGCACTTCTGATGTCCGCTCTTCAGTATGTAGATGTTCCCAATTACTCCGCCATCCTTTTCCGTCGGACTTTTGCCGACCTTTCCCTTCCGGGCGCCTTGATGGACCGTGCAAAAGACTGGATGTCAAACTATGACGACATTCACTGGAATGCGAATTCTTACATTTTTACTTTTCCTTCTGGGGCGCGCATTTCCTTTGGTTACCTGAATAACACAAACGATTACTTGCGTTACAAGGGTGCGGAATTTCAGTTCATCGGCATGGATGAGGTCACTGAAATCCGTGAACTTGATTACAGGTATTTGTTTTCGCGTTTACGTCGACCGGCATCAGGGCCGTTGTCTCAGGTTCCGCTTAGAATGCGTGCAGCCTCAAACCCTGCCCCCAACTGGGTAAGGCAGCGGTTCATCGTAGAGGGAAACGAGCAAGGCAGAATCTTCGTGCCGTCAAAGTTGACGGACAACCCGGGCATTGATGCGGATTCCTACAGGCAAGCCCTTTCTTCACTTGATCCCATCGAACGTCGGCGCCTTGAATCTGGTGACTGGTGGGCGACAACTTTGGGAACCATGTTTTCGCGTGAGTCGTTTGTAGCGATTGACTCTCACGAAGTTCCTGAAATTTCTTCTGCGGCGCGCGTGGTCAGGTTTTGGGACCTTGCCGCCTCGGAACCAAGTTTTGATTATCCCAACCCAGACTGGACCGTTGGCGCCTTAATGCTTTTTGATAAAGGAATTGCCTACGTCCTTGACATTCGGAAAGCCCGTGTAACCGGCGACAAAGTGGAAAAGTTGATTGCCCAAACGGCGGATGAAGACGGAAAAGGCGTAGCGATCAGAATGGAGCAAGAGCCGGGCTCGGCGGGCAAGGCACTTTTGGACCAGTACGCACGTTATGTGGTTCCCGGTTACGATTTTGCCGGGATCAGGTCAACCGGCGATAAAGAAACACGTGCTCGCCCGTTCGCTGCGGCTGTCGCAAATGGAAATGTTCGCTTAGTCCGTGCAGCGTGGATGTCGGACTTCCTTGACGAGTTTTCTTCTTTTCCTGAAGCCTGCGACCACGATGACCAAGTTGACGCCACGGTTGGCGCATTTACATTTTTGACTGGTTTGGGCTTGCCTCAGCGGGCGCGAGCCTCTATCATCGTCTAAGTCGAATTTGATTACTACTTAAGGAGGGTAATGACTGACATTGATTTTGTTAACGATTTCCGCAACGCAATTCTGCGGCTCGATACCGCTTTGTCTGAGTTTTCAGAAAAGGGGCCGACTGCGGACGAGGCCGCAGAAGCACTCGTTGCACTCAATATTGCAAAAGCGGAAGTTGGAATGGTTTATGACGTCTTGGCGAATTTGGTTTCTGACTTAATGGCCAACACGGATGAGATTCCGCTTCCTGATGGTTCACGAATCGAAAAAAAGTGGGGTTCCTCACGGACCGGCTGGCGGCACAAGGATTTGAACAGTGTTGTTGCCCGACGTATCATGGACATGTCCGTCGACATGGACACCGGCGAGATTCTTTCTACACCGGAAGAAATGATTACTAAAGTTCTTGACTTTCTTCAGCCTTCATACTGGCGAATCAAAGAACTCCAAAAAATTGGCATTGATGCCGATAACTATTGTGAAGTAAAAGAAGCAAAGGCTTCGATTATTGTGCGAAAGGCAAAATCATGACTAAAGATTTGTATTCATTGCTGTCCGAGCCATTTCCTCGCGAAATGGAAAGAACAGTTTCCAAGTCCGGCAGGTCACTGACCTATATCCCTATCAGTGAAGTAATTGCAAGGCTCAATAAGGTTATCGGGCTCAACAACTGGTCTAGCGAAATTGTTTCGGTTGGCCGAGATTCCGTTGATACCGACTGGGTTATTGCCCATGTTCGACTTACCGCAATTGTCAATGGCGAGACCATTACTAAGGACGGGGTAGGTGGGCAACAAGTTAAGTACACCAAGGCTGGAAAGGTTTTGGATCTTGGCGACGAGTTCAAGGGTGCCATGTCAGACGCTTTAAAGAAAGCGGCACAGCAACTTGGAGTTGGGCTTTACTTGGCTCGCGATGACGCCGCTTTGGAGGTTGAGGCTACCCCCGAAGTCGATCCCGTTGTTGATACGCTTTTCAACCGTCTTGTTGCCCTAACAAAGTCACTTGACGAAAATGGCAAGAATGCTTTAGAAGACTTTTGGATTGAGTACGGGGATGGCGAGCCGAAACCAAAGCGGGCAACGGCAAAGGCGGAAGATCTTGAGGCCTTAATTGCCGAAGCAACCCGTCTCACTTTGGGTGGAGACTTTGTCGATGCCAAATCCTCCTGAAACCTTTGCGGTTGAGACCGCCGCAGGATTGGCCGTACCGGAATACCTTTCCGCTTCTTCAATTGGGACTTGGCAGCAATGTCCCCTCAAGTACAAGTACAGCAGAATTGACAGGATTGAAGATCCGCCCACAGAAGCAACCCTTTTAGGCAACTTTGTTCACGACGCTCTTGAACAACTGCTGGGGGCGCCTTCTGAAAATCGGACGCTTGCCGATGCTCGGGTCATCATGCGTACGCTTTGGGCAAATGAGTACGAAGCCAAAGTTACGGACGTTCTTTATGACATCCCTGAAAAACTGCATGCGTTTAGATGGCGTGCATGGTGGTGCGTAGAAAACTACTTCTCTATGGAGGAGCCGCACACCGCAACTTTTGATGGCCTTGAAGACTATGTGACTGGCAAAATCGGTGAAGCGCCGTTGCGTGGCTACATTGACCGCTGGGTCGACACAGAAGACGGAATCATCGTAGGGGATTACAAAACCGGCAAAACGCCAAAGCCCCAATGGCGAGGCGACAAGTTTCAACAGTTGTTGATTTACGCTCTTCTTTTGGGGGACATCCACGACAGGCCGGTAAAGTCACTTGAGTTGTTGTACTTGAAAGACGGCGTGCGTTTAACGCAAGAAGTCAAACAGTCTGAGTTGAACAAAACTGTTGATCAAGTATCAACCGTATACGCCGAAATTAAAACGGCTTGCGCCTCCGGGCATTTTGAAGCAAAAAAGCATAGGCTTTGCGACTGGTGCTCATACAAGTCGTTTTGCCCAGCGTGGTCATAATCATAAAAAAATCCATTACTAAAGAAAAGAGTAGAAATGCTTGATGAAACGTTTGCACGACTGGTAGCAGAAGAAGTTAAAAATCGTGTCACTCAGGAACAGAAGGACTACCTTCGACTTCCTGAAAATTGGACAAAATGGCAGCGTGCACTTGTCGCCCTCTGCGACAACTTGAATAACCAACTTGCACAACTGGCAGATCAAGAAAAGTCTGACACAGTTCGCTATCGCGAACTTGGGGAATCCGGCTTGAAACTCCTTGCTGAATCACTTTCAGAGTTTGAGTCGCGCCGCAAGAAAATTACACGATTCAAGTTTCACGTTGATGCTCGTCTTGATGAAGTGACCCGAATGATTGCACTTGGGTCCGACGCCATAGACGACAGACTTAAGACTGTCGACTTTCTCCGCAAAGCAATTGAGAAGCACCGCTCTCTCTTGGACGAGTTGGACCTTGAGGCAACCCCGATTGATCAAGCATTGTGGGCTGCACTAGACGGCAAATGGGAATTTGACGGCATCACGCATTTGGACCTTTAGCCATGAAAGTCGGTTTCGCCTCCTGTGACTGGTCTCGCAGCGTTTATGACGCCAGCGGGCACCCCGTCATGGGCGGAGCAGGATGGGCGCGCCTTGGCCAATACAGCAAACATATTGACTCCGTTAAAGCAATTG